TTTATAAATCATAAATCTAAAATCGTTAATCAACAATCTAAAATCAAAATGGCTGCGTAGTTCAACTGGATAGAATATCAGATTTCGACTCTGAGGGTTGCAGGTTCGAACCCTGTCGCGGTCACAAACTAAAAAAATTAAAGGCGTGGAGCTTACACTAACAAGGTGTAATCTCCACGCCTTTAGCCGTTTTGGGGTAAATCTTAAAAACTATAAAAATGAATGTAGGTGTACAAAACAACAATTACTTCCCACTAAACTTCCCAATGATTTTTAGTGGGAAGTTGACTTCGAAAATAGTGATCAAAAAAGATTACGTTCGAGCAGATGGAACTTCCGCCCTTTATCTTCAAATCTTTCTCGATGGTGTGCAAAAGCGAATTCCTTTAAAACTATTTGTCAAAGTGCAGAATTTTGATAAAATAAAACAGCGAGTAAAAATAAAGACACTTAATTTTCAAGACTATAATTTATTGATCGAGCAAGCTCTTGCATCGATCAACACGATCGAGGTTAATTACAGATTGTCAAATGAAATTCTAACTATTGAAAAGTTGCTATACGAATATGCTAACCCAACATCCCGAATTGATTTTATTAAATTTTGGGAAGTGGAAATGGAGCACCAAAAACTAACCAAGGACATTGCTACTTACAAGCAACAAATGAGCACTTTGAGAAAAGTAAAAAAATACAAATCAAGTATTTTGTTCTATGAGCTCACAAAACCTTTCTTTGAAAAAATGATAGGTCATTTTGAAAAAGTAGAAAAAAACGGAGATCAAACTATTTTTACACTGAAAAAAAACTTTAAGAAATATTTACATATTGCTAACGATTTAGGGATCAAAACACCATTATCCTATAAAGACATTAAAACACCAAGCCCAATAAGCAAGCGAACATTTCTAAACGAGAAAGAAATTAATAGCCTACATCAATACTATTGTTCCGATTTTATTAATGAAAATTTAAAGTCAATTTTAGCACAGTTTTTATTTTCTTGTTTTACTGGTCTTAGAATTTCAGACAGTCAAGCGATAACAACTAATAATATAATAGGCGATGTTCTAGCGTTTACGTCTATTAAAACGGGGAAATTTCAAAGAATAAAATTGATCGAAACCGCTATGGCATTAATCGGTAAAGACACATTATTCCCCACTAAATATTCAGAAAAACACATCAACGAAGAGTTGAAGGTTATTGCTAAGACATGTGGGATCACCAAGAAAATAACATTTCACGTTTCACGACATTCGTTTGCTACTAACTTTCTAATGTGCGGTGGAAGGGTAGAAGCATTGCAGAAACTCCTAGGACATAGCAGTATAAGGGAAACAATGGTTTATGTTCATATTGTAGATAGCGTCATGGATACCCAGATCTTTAATATGGACAAACTAATAATAAAAAAGCCTCTACTATAGAGGCTTTTTTATTATTTCAAAGTATAAGCGTCAAGATCTACATCAAATAAATCTTTGCTTACTTGTTTTTTCATAAGCGTTTTGATGATAAAATAACGACCGTAAGCAAATATTTTCCTTTTAGTAGTCAATCCACTTAACGCTTCATTGTAAGCGGAAAAAGACCATTTAAAATTAACGGACAGTAATCTAAAATTAAACCAGTTTTTATAAAATGATTCGGATATTTGTGGTAATAACATCGCACTTGGATCAGCAGTAAAATTCAGTCCCACGGCATTTATACCATCATAAAATACGGCGTATATTTTACTTTTATCCGCTTCAACGGCATAAGCGGTCGATATTCCTTTTTTAAATTCATTCAATAGCGGAAAGGCTTGAATCGTGATATCGCTTGTCTTGTCATCTCTGACAAATCCAGTACTGCTATAGCCGCTAGCATTAAAAAACATTTCAGTGCGCTTGTTAATTTCGTCACTTGGATCGACAAACTTTAATAAAAAAGAAGCGCCCTTATTAAACGTCCTTTCTGGCTTAGTTTCAAATAATGATAAATCAATTGCGTCATTATAATTGATTTTATCTGCAATAAAATTCATATAAATTTCCTTACCACGTAAATCAAGGTCTAAATTATACCAGTTTTTAATGGCAGTGACAAAGGTGCCAAAGGTGACATCAGGAACCACTCGGTTCAATTCAATTTTATTGTTATTAACCACATTGGGAATTGCAACGCCAAGCTCATTATAAAGAAACAATGATGTTGTATTAAGATCAGCAATAAAATTATCATCGTTATTAAATTGCGAACTGGTAAAAATTATTTCGTGCGGAGCTCCATCAGCTATAGTATCAAAAACAAAATCAATATCATAGCTACGCATTCTACCTGAGTGGTTCCGGGTCTCTCGGTAATCAATCACCGACAAAGTTTTATTTCGATATTTCAGTTTCGCATACGTCACTTCTTTCCATCGGCCATATATATTTATCGTTCCGGTTACTTGATAACGTCCCCCTTGTGGCAGTGCTACAGTTCGCGTAAAATCAGCTCTATTACCTAAGGAGGCAAATTTATCAATTCCCATAATTGACGTAGAGATATTAACTTGATCTAGAATTTTGAAATAATCAGTTTCAGCGTACAGTAACTTCTTTTTCAAATTTTCGATTTCAAGCACATCGCCTTTTAAAATATATCCAGCCTGCGCAAATCCCTGAGTGAGAACATGCAAGAAATATGGCAAAGGTTGCATTAGGTTTCGATTATAAGGAACATCAGCTATCACTTCATTGGCAACAAAATTACCTCCTACATAATTATTAATAATTCGTTCAAAATAAGTCCACATAGCAATCGAAGTATCAATTTTATCAGTGTGAATTTGTGGAAAATTATAATTAACCGCTGGCCATGATTGCGTTATAATAGTTTTAGCATGCGCATATATATCAGCAACTGTTGTATTTTCCAATCCTATTTCTGCAAGTTTCTTGCTAAAATTAGGGTACTCATCTATTCCTATTTTTAACTGAAAAGAAATACCATCCATGACACTTTCGGCAGTTAAAATGCCTGCTTGACGGGAATCATTTAAAACATAAATAACTTCAAACTCAGTGGTTGTTTCCTTGCTTCTGTAGTCCAGCAAGTCAGCAAATGTTTTTTGCATTTCGTCAGTCAAATCTACCGAAAAAGGAAAGGAATATTTAGTGTTAAACGAATCCTGAAACCACGAGCTATCATCAGTCAATGTGATATCCACATTACTAAGGTCAATTTCGAATAATTGATGTACTATTTTGTGCATGACAAGTTTTTGTTAAATTAAAAAGGGGCACAAGGACTAAAGACGATTCCGGCAGGGCTTTCATTCCCATTACTTATTCTCCATTTACTCCACTCATAACCTATTTCAGAATCTTGACCAACATAAGTGTAGGTTGTGCCGTTAAATAAAGTATCGCCACTTGCGGACACATGGTATTTATTATTAGATGGGTCAAACCATAAGTTTCTAAAAATATCATCACATGGCGTAATATAGTGGTCAAACATCTGTATTCTACCACCAGATGTTGCTCCTGTCAAAGCCTGAGCTGTATTACTATACAATGATATATTTCCTGCAGCATCCTGAGCCGTTACCTGAAACGTATAAATGCTAAATGGATTTAATCCATTGACGTTAAACTCAAGAACTGGGCTATTATAGGCGATTACTTCCCCTATTTTTACGCCATCTCGATATATATTATACTTAGCAACACCAATATTATCAGTAGACGCAGACCACTGCAATCTTAAATTTGTTCCAAAAATATCAACAGCAACTAAATTAGTAGGTTGAGTAGGTGGTATTGTATCAGCATTTGATAATGTGCTTACTGTTACTTCATTACTGGAGAGCGATCTATTACCCGCTGCATCCTTAGCCTTAACATAGAAATTATATGATGTGCCTGGCGTTAATTCCGTAGGGATAAAAGAAAGGTTAGGTGTTGAATTTAAATATACTCCATCTCTAAAAATATCGTAACCTACCACTCCCGCTGCATCATTAGAATTACTCCATGACAATAGTAATGTAGTTGTAGTACGGTTAGTAGCGGTTAAATTAAGTGGGGCAGTTGGCGCAATATCATCCACTTCAATAATTACTAATGGCTGATTCATAGCAATGCGTAACGGTTTTAGATTTGCTGGATTAACCATGAAATCAATATCATACGAATACAAGGCAGTGGTGGGGTCTTGTTTTGCTATTTTCTTAGAAGTAGGAACGAGCTCAATACCCTGATTTTCGCCAACAATTAACCAAGCCCGAAGGCTACCTAAAAGGCTTTCCACAATCAACTCCTCTTCTTGCAAGAGGAATCCAGTGTTGATATTAAGAACTACATCAGTTCGAGAACTAATTTTCCTATTGAATTCTACGGACCCTTTTTGGATTTTGTTCGTTTTTGTTATAAAATCCCCTGAAAATTTATACTCGCCTGTAAATTCCATTACGGTTTTCAAGCGATATTCATCCTCAAATGCAATGTAGTTGCTGTATAACGAAGACGGAAATACATAAAATGTTTTTGTGACATTAGGATTCGCGGTCATTATACATTCAAAAATATCCCCTTCCGTCGCTCCAAAATTGTTAAGCTTTAAAGCCCTTGAACATATATTACTTGATATAATACTGATGTCAAAAGAATCAACCTGTAGGTTGTTTTTGAATAATTTAAAATTATGCACTCCTGGTGTGAGAATCATATTGATAAACGCAAAACCTGTAGGAGTTACACGCCTGCCTATATCGTAGATGTCCAGAAAGGCACAATTGTTTTGAACCACCTCAGGAACAAACCCAGATACAAATTTTACGGGACCTATAACATTAGTACTAATATCCGTGTCAGTTGCGTAGTCAATTTCTTTTATGGTGAGTTCTACATCGGTGGCTTTATATTGAAATAAGCTTCTTAAATTTATTCCTTGCATTCTTGGCATGGAACGATCTATTATTTCGCCCAATAAAAACGAAGCTCTATTTTGAAAAAGCGGAATACGATACAGTAATGCTTTAGTGTTTTGCGCTTCGGTGTAAAAATCATAGGTAGTAATTACAACCTGAATTTCAAAGTAGGTGTTAACTAACGCAGAATTGAATTGAATGTAATCCTGCTCCTTTGTGAAGAAATAATCGCTGGTATTATAGGGTGTTGTAAAGTTCATACTATACTTTATTTTCGTTTTTTAAGGCCTCATATTTTTTAATTCCGTCACGCAATTTCTTGATACTGGTGTAATCTTTGTCGCTAAACTGACCTATAACTCCTGTATCTCTCAAGTCTTTTAATACTTCAATATTCTCAGCGAGCATTGTCATTACCATCATCATCATTTGGTTATCGCCTGCAGGCGCATTATTGTTTGTGGCAGCCGGAACCTCAATTCGTTTAAGATTTTCGTTATACAACCCTTGCTCAAATCCTTTGATGCCTTGTAATTCCCGAACGAGTGAATCCTTTAGCGCAGGATTCATTTGTGTCCATGCTTTATTATCAATCACCATCTCGGGACCATTCTCAGCAACCATAAAGTGGGTGGTGTCTTTGACTAATCCTGATTTTGTTTTCCCTCCAAAGGTTGATTTGAATACTTTGCCGTCCTGCTGACGTTTTACGTGTTCTGGGTAAAGACCTTGCTCGAAGCCTGACGCGGATGGCAAAGGTTGCTTAGCAATCATGACACCTTGTGCTAATCCTAAAGCTCCTACTACACCCGACATAATAGCGGCAGTTACACCAAAATCAGCCTTAGGAAACTGTGCCCAAATCCCAATAATAGCTTGAGCTGTACTCATGGCAACATTAGCAATAGCTATCGCTTTTTGCCTTTTGGCTTGCTTATGCTCAATCTCGGCTTTTTTCTTAGCGAGGTCATTATCGGCTTTTTCAATTCCCTTATTGTATTGATCTTGATTGATAGCGCCAGAATCCAGTTGGTTTTTTAATCGATCTTTTTTGGTTTTTGTGTTTTTTTCAAAAGTTGCAATTTGTTTTCTTTCGTTGATTTCAAGAAACTGACTGTACATGGAATAGGCATTGGTCAAAGCACCAACCGCAAAAACCATTTCATCTATTCCTGCTTTCCCTGCGGCTAAATTATCTGCTAATTGTACCCAGTTTTCAGGTGAAAAACCAAAAATATCAGTTTCACCACTCTGCGCAATTCCCAGCGCTTCCGCATTAGTTTGGCTTTGCTGGCCTGTCAGTTCGTTTTTCTTAGCAATCAGTTCGGATAGTGTTAAGCCAACTTTAGCGGCTTCGGCAGTAAAGGTTTGCACTTGCTCAGGAGTAAGTAAGGATAAATCGATACCATTGAAATCTCCTTTACCTACAATAGCGTTGAAGTCAGCAATCAATTCTTTTAAGAATTCTTCTTGATGCGCTAGCTCCTCCTGTTCATGGGTTCGGGTTAGCTTTTCTTTGGCACGTTTATTATTTCCAAGTGCTGCCAGTTCCTCATTGAACTTGGTATCTCTTATTGTTTTTTCCTGATCAAAAGTTTCTTTCTTTTTCTTTAAAATATCAGTTGCTCCCTTTTCCTCAATAGTTGCTACTTTTAGATTATGAAGAGCTTGTTTACCTTCAATAACTTGGTTAATTTGAGCATCAAGCGCATCGTTTTTAACCGCCCAACCTTTTTTAATTTCAAGAAGCGCATTGTATTTGATGATGTCCTTAGCTTCCTTGGCCTTGGCAATTTCTTCATCCATCTTAGCGAGTTCCTCAATGTGTACTTTTTGCCTGTTGAGATCGTCAATTTCTTTTTTGTAGCGTTGGTTTTCTATTGCTAAATCTTTGGCGTAACCATCCTCCATAATTGAGATACGGTCATCTTCTAATTGACGTTCTTGCTTTAAAAGCATGTCATTGAATTTAGAATTAGATTCTAATTTAATACGGTTAATTTCTTCTATACTTGAATTAGGGTTTTTAGTTGATCCTAATCCTTTAGCCTGATTTTCTGGAGGAACATTAAAAGTAGCTGCAGTGGAATCACCACCACTAATGTCAGCAATCGCATTTGGATTCTTTTTAAGAAAAGCGGCCATTTCAGTATTAGTTAACTTCAATTCGGATTGCAGTTTTGCAATTGCTTGCTGTTTCCTTGATGATGCAGTAACAACCATATCCGCAGAGGCTAAACTGGCATTCCCTAAGTTTTTCATGTAGGCGATTGACTGATCAAACCATGTAATTTCCTCTTCTAGCGACATTCCTTGTTTCTCACTGATTTGTTTAGTCAATGCTTTTTGTCTCTCTACTAAAACTTCCATCATGGCTTTTTTCTGCAAACTTTGCACATAAGCATCAATGAGTTTTTTGCCTTCGGCCGTTTTTATATTCTCTAAAGTGAGCGATTTTAAATACTCAGGAGATATTTCGTTTAGCTTTTTAATTGCGGCAAGTCGTGCCGTTTTAGATGCGGTTTCATCTTGAGCCACGGCAAGCAAAGAATTTAAACTAATCGTTTGATCTTTTACAATTGCATCAGCATCAATCATATTTTTGTTAAGAATAGTTTGCGCCGTTTGAGCTTCTTTTGCATTTTCAGCAAACATATAATACGCGGTTCCAATAGCGGCAACTGCACCAAGGATAAATCCCCAAGGAGTAGCCATCATTGCGGCAGTCATTGTCCTAAAAGCAACTGCGGCACCTATTGTGTTTAAACGCAATAAATTAGTAATAACCGCAAATCCTGATGTCGCAACAGTGGCTACACCATCAGCAAAAGCACGTGCCTTAGCTCCTATGACATATAGTAAATTAGCCTCTGCGCTTCTGGTCGTCCATAGTGCAACCAGTTTTTGCCATCCTACATTAGTAATCATGGCAGCGGTTACTATAGCAAATACTTTAGCAATAAAAACTAAAGTATTTTTCCAAGCCGTTACGGTTCCGTCAGCATCTTCAGTCGCACCAATAAACTTCGCTAAGAAAGTAACCGCGCCACCTAACCACTTAATAAACGTTTCAGACGAAAACCAACCAGAAATGGTTTTACTGATTTTTTCTAAAGTAGCTGCTAAGTTGTTATTCTTAATGTTGTATTCATTGATCAAAGAAGTTCCAGAGGCAAAGGAATTGTTAGACAGATCTATTAATTCACGGAAACGACCCATGTTATTTCCCATGGCTCCAATAACCTTGTTTGCGCCATCAGCATTGATACCAAGAAAATCTAAAGTTTTTGCAGTTTGGGTGGCGTCCATGCCTTTTAATCCTTGAGAAAAATTAAGCATAAATTCAAGAGGATCAGTATTGATCATATCCTCTACTGATTTTTGAGAAATACCCATCACCTTAGCAAACTTGGCACTCTCTGTACTGGCTTGCTTCATGAATATATTATAAGCCCTTGCTGAAACTTCGGCTTCGATGCCTGATTCTTCAAAAGCAGTTCCTAGAGCTAAGGTTTCCTGAATTGTTGGTTTTAAAACATCAGTAAGCGAACCCATTCGAGTGGTAAATTCAGCAATACTGGCTTCACTGGCCACACCGTTAGCACCAAGATCATTAATGGCAGAACCAATGGCGTTATAAGATTCTTCTACATTAAGATCTTTAGTTTCGGCAAAAAGAAATTTTATTTTACCTAGTTTTTCTGCCACTTCCTCTGCTCCTCCTGAAAAGGAATCGCCTAGTGCTACCGAAGCTTTATTCATTACTTCAACAAAATCTCCAATCTCCTCCTTAGCAATACCTATACGGCCACCTTGCTCCGCAATTCCTAGTAAATCAATCCTTGAAGTACGAGTTTGCAATAGTCCAAAAGATTTAGTGAGCTCGTCCACTTCCTCTTTCGTTTGTCCGGTTGTTTTCATCACGTCAGCTTGCGCATCAGATAACTTACCGTTGATGTCAATTATTTTTTGAATGGATAAAGCCACACCGGTAAATGCCGCAATGGTGGAGATAGCAAGTCCTTGATAACGATTAAAGGAATCAGCAAGGGAACCTATGGAGTTTCTTGCTCCTGAAGCTCCAGTTCTAAGCGTAGTCATTCGGGAATTGACTTCACCAAGTTCAGCGGAGTATCTTCTAAAATCTTCGGTACCTGGCGCAAGGTGGCGCAATGTTGCCGAAAGTAGGGTAGCGCGAGAGCGCAATTGTGCCATGGTCATATCAGCAATATTCAACTCACTGACCATAGAACGCAAACGAATATTATTAGCATCGATAACGCCCGTTAGGCGTCTTATTTCCGCAGCGTTCTGGCGGTATTCATCGCTATCTGTTTGACGTTGACGGGAAAGCCTTTTTTGTTCGTTGCCTAAATCATTTAAGGTTTTCTTGTAATTAATGGTTTCTTTTTCAAGATCATTAATTGCTTTTTGGGCTTCATTACCGTTGATTACGATAGAAAGCTTCATGATTTCGTCTGTAAGTATTCTAGCCATTAGGTACTGATTTTCAGTAAAATTGCTATTATATTACGGTTAATAATGTGACACGAAAAAGCCCCGTAATTACGGGGCTTAGAGTGGTTATTTTTGTTCTTCTTCTACAATTTCAAAAATAGTTAAATCAATTTTTGTTGTGAAAATGTTATCATCATCGATTAGAGTTAGTTCTTGACGATGCGCCTTCCATAATGATCCTGCGTCAATAACGCAATCGCCCTCACTGATAAAATCTTTTTTGTTTCTATACAATTCATCACACACTGTAAGTTCAATGAGTTCCTGCATGGTAATGGCTCCTGATAGGTAGGAGTGAAAGGCCTGTTTGTCCATAAAGAGAACTTTACCAGTTGTGGTAAATACCATTTTCATGGGTTCATAATCCTTAAAAGCGGGTGAATCCCAAATAAGGTGCATGGCTTCATTAAAGGATTTGTTTTTAATTGATATTCTAATCCCCTTAGCGTAGAATACCTTAATTGTAACAACTGCATTAGGCGTCATTGAACTTTGTGAATCACCCTGTTTTTGATTTTCTTTTTGCATATCTGAAAATATTAAATACACGAAACCCTCGCGTCGGTTGTGCAAAAACATTCCAAGGAATGAGATCAGGGCTATCACTAGCACCTACAACGTGGCGAGGGTTCGCTTATGTTAACTTATAAAAGTTTAAAATGGGTAACCTTGTAATGTTTTTGCCTTGCAAACGTACAAATATAAAGTGGATGGTCAAAAAAAAAGATGTGCAATTGCACATCTTTTGTAATCACCTCATTTCTTCTGATTGAATAGTGAGCAACGTCCAGTTATTCATGTCAACCCATTCACCTCCATTAAAGTTTAGCTTAAGTTTATAAATATATTCTCTTTCTACTCCGAGAGAATTCTTCGCACCCACTTTTCTTAAAATAGTATAAGTCCCATCTGAATTGTATTCTGTAGAACAATCAAAAGATGAAAAATCTGCAGTTGATGGATTATATAAATCTTTCTTTATAAAATCTTCTGAAATTATACATGCGTTTGGATCGTTTGATCCACATGAAATAAAAATAAATAGCAAAAACAAAATAATTTTTTTCATTTATTAATTTTGAGATTGAAGAAATTTGAGTGTTTTAACAACGTTTGGTATATCCTTTACTTTCGCTTGAGTCCAAAAATATTTGTCTCTATAATGCGTATTGTTAAGTATTACTGAGAAAACCTGCGAATTGTTATATATTTCAAATTTTAGCATCACTTCCTTTGAGTTAAATATATATTTTACTGTTTTATTTTTACCAGCGGCTAATTCTAAATTAGGAATAACATATTTATCAAACCATATTATTAAGTCCGCGATTTCATCGATTCCAACCCAAGCAGTTTCTTTAGCTTTAATAACAGCCATGCCTTGACTTCCTATAACGTAAGTGCTTTCAACAGCTAAACCCTTCATCTTTGTATTATTTTTTAAGTCAATAATTTCGCTAGGAAAAAACTCCACTGATTCGGCCATTCCAGATTTAAATATTGCCTTTTCATTTTCATCCATGTTAATTTGGACATAAGAAGAGTTTTGTATAAACTTAGAAGGCTCTGATAATTTAACATCCTGAGAATAAACAAAAGAAGTAACAAACAGCAACAACAAAATAATTTTTTTCATAATTTAAATTTTAGTTAGCTGTAAATATAAAAAAATCCCTCACAATGGAGGGATTAGTCTTGCATATTCCTTAACTCTTCTTGAACTGCATGCGTAAAACCAAAATGCAATTCCTTGATAATATTATTATAATGTCCCCAAATGATCTTATTGTGCACTGGATGGGATTTCTTGCGCACTTTACCGTTTCTAGTATTGCGGGTTTTCATATCTACAAAACGCTGTTTTTTATAATGCGTGTGATCTAGCGTATTATTGCTTACTATGAAATCTCGACCATTGTACCAATCATCATTTTCAAAACCTCTTGAATTCATGACGCTGCGTTGTGCCTTATCTATATCAACGGCAACGTCCCGCAAGGTTTTACGAATAAAACGGTCTTGCAGGATTTGTTCAGAGAAATTTTCACGGGATTTTATTAAGCTCATGAATAGTTATTTTATTAAATTGATACAATACTTCTAGCATTTCGCCAGTGGTGGGTTTTCGCCCTCGACCTTTGCGCCAGTTGTATATTTTGTCTTCGGTAATGCCTTCTAGTTTATTGTAGATGGCTTTTTCTTCTAGGGTTTCGAAAAAAAGTTTTTCGATTTGTGCGTTTGTCATGGCTTTGTATTTTCCGTAAACATACGGAATTACAAGGCAGTTTCCAAATTTATATTGATTGTCCAGCCATTGCAACCTTCTTTTTTCCAAACAGGATCTACAGTAATGGAGTTTTCGTCTAGGTAGGATAGGAAGCCGCAAAAAAGGCTATTGTTATCAGCCTTATCATTCAATAATTTGTAAATGAAGGCTTGCGCTTTGATTTGGGTTTTTACAAATATGTTTTTAAAACCGTCTCTATCGTGCTCGCTATAATCAGTTTTATCCAGGATAAAAAACTGCAGCACATTATCCCACTTTGCATTATCTTCTTGGCCTTTCATTCTGTAGGATGGAAGTACGGAGATGAACATGGTGTCTTCATCAACGGTGCGTTCTTTCAATATTTTAGAAAGCTCGCTATCATCGATAATCATATCACTATATCCAAACATGCGGTTGTTATTAGCGTCAAGCAGTTCTGCACATGCTTCGTCTTGATATTCCAGTAGTCTATTTATTGGTAGCATTTTCCTCGTGTTTTTGTCGTTCTAAATCGGATCTTCTTAGGTCGTACATTCTCACTATGATTTCCCAGAAGTTAGTGTTTCGAAGTTTATTGTAGTCGCCAAACGCGCCACTTTCGGCCATTGTAAAGGCGATGCTATCCATTCCTATTCCTGGTAATGCGGTAGTGCTTTCAGTTTCGCCTTTGGCACTTTCAAAAAGGATGGATAAATCCAGTTCCTGACCACCCCACGGTAATTTCATTTCGATTAATGTTTTTTGGAAAGAGGCAAAAAGTAAATAAAATCCATAAACGAAACCAATAGGCGCATATTTTAAGACTGCAGCACGAGCTTCAAGATGATTTGAATTATAAGGTGTACGAATATCACCATCATAATTATTCAATCGTTTCTTGATGAAATGAAAACTCTTTTTTGGGCGATAAAACAAAGCCGTCAATAGTTTTAAAATATGGATATCGCCAGTAGCGTGAAAGTCATGAAACATTCTAAGTCCATCAGTATATTCACCAAAGGTCATATTCATAAAACTGTCAGTAGGACCGTGGTAGGTTTTCCACAATGGCTTGAATTTAGGTACCGGATTATGAATGTAATATTGCTTGATGATTTTTTGACCGCTTTCGTGCTCTTCAAAAAAGCTATCTACTAAATTCCCAACTTGACAAATAGTGTCAAATTTATCTAAATCATCATCCTTCTTTTTACTTGGTTTCATGTCCAGCAACTTATACACAGCATGCGTTTTGAAAGTATCATAATCAATTTCCTGATTTTGAAACTTAAAAACGAGTTCACACATATCCATATACTGCTTGCTATCGCACTCAGATAAATCCGAAGGGATGTAACGCCTTATTTTAGCTGCTGGAATTTCGATAGTATGCATTTATACAAATTCAAGTTTAGTATTAATTCTAATTCCTAATTTATTCATTGACTCACCAAATTCAGCCAATATTCTTTCCCTGATTTCAGTAGTGTTCCTGTGCTCTTTAGGAATATACTTTGAATTTGCATTGATACGAAGGTATTTTCTAGTCATTTCGATAATTCTCCCTTTAAGAATGATTCGATCAACCTCACGATCTTCTATGGTTTTGTATAATTTTTTATTTACTTTCTTGAATAAAATAATTTTTCGAAAATTGAACAGGTAAGACAAGAATTGAATTAGTTTTTTCATTTTATAATTTGGGTTTAAAGTGCAGAGAAATATACATCACCGTACGTTTGGTCAGGGATGATTTTAAGAGTTTCGTCAAGTAGCGGTGGTGGCTCTAATAGCTTTTCAATATCGGACAAAGCACGCTTATAATCGATTTCAAAGGCTTGACGCGCCTCTTGGGTTTCGTTTTTAAGGGTTGGTTTTGCTCCTCTAGTCGTAGCTCGATCGCTGGTTACGTGTTGCAATACTCCTTCAGGATATAATTGCACGGAGAGGCGAGGCATGGACCAAGCAAGCGAATACGATACCGATGCCTGACGGATTAGGCGAATTAACTCTATTTCGGTAGCATCGGTAATAGCCGTATTCGATTTTAGCGCCAGTTTCAATGCGTTGATTTTTTCGACACTCACACGGGGACGAATTTCATATTGCTCGCAATCCGAAATACCTGGGGCTAATTTTATCAATAATAATCTAGATTGAATAGGGAAGAAGCTGTCAAACTCTTCGACAGTCCTTATAAATAATTTTTGTGTTTTTTTGAACGCATCACTCGCGGTCCATATGGTGTATAAGCTGGTGGGTGATTCCTGAGCAACTTTTGATCTATCCAAAAATTTAATCAGATCATCGAGTGCACGGTAGTATCTCTTTTCCATGGCTGCATTGTCACGGTCTAGCATCCATTCAAAGGCTTGTTTTTCGCCATCGTCTTGGCGCATTTTTCGTCCGTTGTTTGTGTGTGCCAAATCATTGGAAGGCGAATATAAACGGTATGCATTGACAGCAATAGGATAACGAACGGAGTAGATGAATGCTTTGTTTTCATCGGCTATTGTACCATTTGCGTAAGCGGCGATGGCTTTATTGTAAACTTCGATTCCTATTAGATCAATCACATCATTAGTTGCTGTGATGATATCAGGGATAAGATTCTTTAATTTAAGATCGGCATCAATGAAACCCAATAATTCTTTGAGTTCCGAATTGCCAGCTGTTCCTGTTGTTTGAAATAATAAGTTCATTATACAGCGTTTTTAATTCGGTTTTTTGGAGAAATATCCTGTTCTTTTTCGGGTTGCATGTGATAGAAACCTAGTTTAAGGTTTTTAGTAGGGAAATTTGCTTTAAGCGCATAATTCACGGCTTTCATGATTATCATTTCGGGAATATCAATACCGGTTTGTAAAAATGTTTTTAATGCGTACAATTGTTCGGAACCGCTGTCGCTCTTCCCACTCTCTGAAACGTTACCTAATGCGGAGTGCAAATTTAATCCAGCTGATAAAGCGTGATCGGCACGCTCTGAAATGGCTATCTGCGCAGTGACAAAATCCTTAATGTTTTGTTCGATCACTTTTATTTCCCAACCGTGCTCTACAAGGTTAGTTCCTTCTAATGTGAAACTTTTGGCGGTATGTAAATACTTGCCGGTGTTTTCTTGGCCAGACAATACTACTGATATTTTTTCTAGAAATGATTTTTGATAATCTAAAAGTAATTTGGCATTATAAACTTGCCCTGTTTTAGTACAATTTTGCTCAATCTCTTTTTGTTTTTTGTCCCAAAAAGCTTGTGGCGAAATAATATGATATTTTAGATTTATCGAATTTTTAGATAAAGCCTTAAAGATTAGAGGCACCGCAGTCGAACGATTTAGCCATTCAAGCGAACCATACAAATCAGGAACAGTATAATAATCAGTACAAAAACTGTACATATTGGAATAGTATATTGCGTTTCTATTAGCAAAAGGCTTTACAAAATCAAACTTAGGGTATACCTTGTAATCGTAAATACTAGCGTTCAAAGTATTAAATGAATACTCTGATGTAATTACATGCGTAGCTTCTCGTGATTTGTTATCCTTAGCGGTAGCAAGTCTAGCCCTATCAGGAAATACATGAACTAACTTAGATATGTAAGGTTGCCCTATACGAGATCCCTTAGATAATTCGTAACGAGTAAACACACCTTCTATATGTTGATAGTCAGTCGTGGACTTCAATAGATATTCCTCATAGCCCCACGAATCCAGCCACGCCTTTATATCAGCATCTTCAACCCATGCACGACTAAGTACACCATCCTCTATCTTCTCAGCATACAACTGTGGACCCATTCCCCAAATCAATTGTGTTTTCTTCTTAAGTATACCAGGAGCGATATAGTTTGTTTGAACAGTTTGTTTAATAATATCAGGAAGATCATTATTAGCTCCATAAGGATATACTAAGTAATCACCAATAAAATTAGCCTGAGTGTTCCAGTCTAAGTTATTATTATCTGTTTTAAACTTATAGAAGTCACGAGGTGTCTCACTCACTTGATAAGTGAAGGCTACATCAGGGGTATCTACTATGGCATCTCTACCTACGTACTCTATATTCATACCTATGGTTGTATTGTGTGTCCGTTGAACTTAGTTAGTAATGGCAAGTAGAACCAACGCTTACCATCCTGTGCATTCACATAACCTATAAGTATATCCGCTTTGCTGCTTTGGTCGTCTCGATAACCTTTTCGTAGCTGTGCCTTTGATACACTTTTGAATCCATCACTTGTATTATTAGTTGCATTGAATGATAAGAATTCAAAGTCAAAAGGAATTCCTAATTCGGTTAATGCTCGCATTCTTTTCAATGCGTCGTACAGTGTAATGGTGGGTGGCATGTAATTACCTTTTATTAATGTTATACAATGATACTATTACCACACTACTTATGGTGTGACATGAACAACAGCAAGGGGTTAGGTTACCTGCGGAGCGATAACGGTAGGCGGTGCGGCGCACCACTCAATCATATCTCTCTCGTTCTAAGGCATAGGTAACGATAATAACGTTTTTGAGCGGGACGGTATTTTCGTTCTCAAAAACAAGCTATAACCCTTTTTAAATAGGGTTATTCGCTTGTTTTTCAAGTGTTTATCTTTGTTTTTATTTTTTGTAACTGCTTAACTATGAACTTTTTAAGCGGTAAAATTTCCTATTTAGATTGATTCTTTATTTGTTTTTTAAAGCAAAAAAACGAGTTTTTACCCGTTGAATATTTCCGTATAAGTACGGAATTTTGTATCTTTAAGTATTATTAATCAGCTAAATAGCGACAAAATGAAATCATTATTATTGACGAGTAAAGAGGTAAGCGGAATGAAAACAGTTCAAACGTTACCACCTATGAAAAAAGAAGAAGCAACCGAAGCGGAGCAAAAAACAGCCATTAGCGCAATGATTCAAAAATTTGCACCGCAAGGACCAAAAACTGCAGAGGAACGAATCCAAAAGAAAGACCAATTTGACGCAGTGGCAAAAAGGTTTTCGCACTTAAAAGAAAAGGCAAACGATTTGAAAATGTTTGATGCAGGGAATGACAAAATAAATGCAAAAATAATTTTGCAAAATCAGGCGGGTTTCAAATTTGAGGTTTCAAATTCTAATGTGATTAAAAAAGTTCGGGATGCAATGGAAGCCGAATTAAACATTTTACTATCAGAAGCAGAAAACGAGGTTTTGACTTTTGAAATCTAAATAAAAAACAAAACTCCTGTACTGGTCGAAGAGTACAGGAG